GGGTATTTGAATCCAAATCTTCGGGAGTGTTTGAAACTTGAACTCTAAAGTCAATCAAACCACGGTCTCTTCTAATTTGGTCCAAAATCGGGTTAACTGAATCCAAAAAGTCTTGTCTTACTTTAGAATCATTTTGTTCAAATAACAATCTAACAGCAACTGCTGAAATAAGTTTTCTTGCTTGTAGTAATAATCTTCTAACATTAATTCTGTCTAATGCACTCTCTCTAATTTGCATTGTCTTATTACCCCAAATCACAGTACCAACATCCGAGAAAGTCGCAATTGGATTTATTCTTCCTTTGTATAATGTGTCTCTGTCGTCTTGTGTTAATTTTCTTCTTGCTCGAATTGCATTTACAAGACCTCTAGTGTAACCCGCGGATGCAAACCAAGGAAATGCAATGTTATCAGTCAAAGCTAAGTTTCTAACAACTTCTGATGTTGCTGGAATATAAATTTGAGTGTTATTAACTGTATCTCTTGTAAGTATCCATGGGTAGTAGGTTGCAGTATAGTTTGAATCTATACCAGTACTTTCTAAGTTGTCTACAACTTCTTGTGGATAAATCAATCCTTCACTAATGTCTTGATATGATGGTAAAAACATGTTGAAGTCAGGAGTTGTCGTAATGTAGATTGAATCAGCTCTATCCGTTTCAATCATGTCAATCGCATCCTCTACCAAGTTAGAATTATTTACATAATCAATTCCTGGAGTTGAAAATACGTTAATATTAGTTGACTCAGGATTTGCAAATGTTGATTGACCCCATTTGTAAGCATAATAGTCAGTATTTGCCCAATTTTCTTGGTTAGGACCAGAAATAGATTTGAAAGCTCCCCATCCACTTGCTGTTGGATAAGTTACTGAACTTGCCGCCCCATACTTGAAACCTGTTTGTCCTAAAGCGAATGAATCACTATTTGTTCTATATTCTCTATAGATATCCCATCCATCGAACCCACCATAAGCAAGAACTGTAAATTTACGTGTGTTCAATTTATAGTAAGGATTAGTTGTGTCTGTAGGTTCTGAATTGAATGAACCTACACCCACTTCAAATGCCGATTGACCGGAAGTTACGTATGAGTTTGATATTGTAACAACGGTTGCACCGCTGTCCATGTGGAATCCTTTTGTTAAGTAACCCCAAGATGGTCCTGTGGTGTCAGTTGCTAAATTTGTAGGTAACTGTTTACCTTTGTATTGGAAAAAGTCATAATCAAAACCTGAAATGTTTGAAATACCCAAATAAGCTCTTCTTGGATTTTCTCCACTTGAAATAACAGGATTGTCTCCTCCACTTGTAGACCCAAAAGGAGGGTTATAAATTGTTTCACCAGCAGTAAAGTATTTTGTTTTATATGGTACAAAAGGTGGAGTTGCATTTGCATACTCTCTCATGATGTACCCTTCGAATCCACAAGGTAATGCGTCTATTGGTGCCTCATCACTCATTTCCAACATAACAAATTTAGATTTCACTTGATATTCACCATTGGATGTCCCAATTTTGTTTCCAATATAGTTGTTTTGTGAAGGGTCTAATGAACAGTTTGTAAAACTTTCCAAAACTCTAACGTTTTGGTCGTTGTCAAAGAAGTCTCTAACAAACACATCAAACGTACCTGTGTTGAATGAAATATTTCCGATTGATAATTTAACATATGTGTTTGCGGCATTACCATCAGAAATTAAAACAAATTTAAACAGTTTGAATACTTTGTTACCACGTAACTCAGAAACCACGAATGGTGTTTCAGGTGTTTGGTATTGTTCTAAGTAAAACCCGATGCTATCAGTATTTAAAGAACGTGCATCATCAAGAGCTACTAGGTCACAATATAACCCTCTAATTTGTCCTGCTCTATATCCTGTTTGTAACAGTGCTGAATATGTTTCTTCAACAAATAAAGGTACTTCAGTTCTGTCTTTTCCAAAATTACTTGCTCCAAAAACATTTCTTAAATAGTTTTTATTTGTATTCAACATAGATGTCTCGAATGTGAATGGGTTTCCATCGTAAGTTACACCTGATATTTGGAATGTTGAGTAAGGGTTTTTAGTGACAGCCGAATACCCACCTGTACAAATCATAGTAACATCTGTTGTTCCAGAAACTTCATAGAAAGGTCCTGACTGAGAAGAACTATAGTTCGAGATACCTCTTGACCTCAATGTAGCGACAACCATATCATCATAAGTTGAGTATGGGGCTCCTGAATAAGACGTTGTGTAAAATGCTACGGTACCTGAATATACTCCACTTACTGGTGTAGTAGATATACCCGATAGAGCAGCCCCCAAACTTTGACCAAAATAGGTATTAACATCGTTTGCCCCTTGGTAGTAATTGAATAATGCATAATACCATGAGTCATTAGTTGATGCTGAAAGATTAGCGTATGTAAGATTCACATTATTTACTCCCAAAATTTCAGTTGAACCTGTAATCGTGTTCAATGAGGTAATACCAGTCACACTGTTTAGTGTTGATGCACTTGATGTCCCCCAAAATACTGCAGTACTACCTGAAGTAGTTGCTGAAGTTGCAAATAAACTAATTTGTGTAGAAATGTAACTTTGTAAGTCAGTAGAAATACTTGACGTACCTCCGTTAAATTCTGTGTAAGGGTTGTAAAAGTTACCACCAACATTTAAGGAAGATGGAACTGATGTTAAGGTAACTGTAGAACCTGTTGTTCCCGTAAAAGTAACAGCAACTGGACCTGTTGTCCCTGTAGCTGCGACAGTTGCAGGGTTAACATTACCGATTGTTACTATTGACCAAGACGGACCTGCGTCGTAGCCGGATAAACCAAGTACTCTTGTTACGAAAAGTTGATTTGACTGTGATAAATAAGATTTTGCAATGTAAGCCAATTCATATTTTGGAATTTGGGTATTAACAAATTTTTCAGGACTTGTTCCCCCAAAATAAGTTTGAAATTCATCAAAGTTAGTGATAAAGATAGGTTCGAAAGCGGGACCTTGTAATGTCTCTCCTACAACTCCTAAAGTAGTTACACCTACACTTTGTGCAACAAATGTTAAGTCTCTTTCTGATGTGTATACACCTGGCGAAACAAAAACTTTATTAGATGATGCCATTTTAATAATATAGTTTTAGAATTTATTTTTCTATATAAATACATCGTCAGATTACAAAAAACTTTACCTTTATATAATATTTATAAAGGAGTGAGAATAAATTCTGCCTTTTTTCTGCCTTTATGAAAACACAAGAAAATAAAATAAAAAATCTGAAAATTAAATCAGAAGTTCATACTATCTTAAAGGACTATTGTAATAAACATGGTTTAAAAATGTATAAGTACTTAGAAAAAATTATCACAGATAATTGTAAGGAAATAAAAGATATATACGGTGAATAGTTAGACTAAGTATGCAACTGTTTTGATGACCGACTCTTTTGTATTGTCAACTTTTGTAACATCAACTAATAAAGTATCCCCATCATTTATCTGTATTATACTTATGTCACTCCCAACAAAATTAGAATTTATATAAACATCGTATGAACTTATGTTAGACAGCTCTGTTGTTTTCAAATCCACCGTGTATCTAAAAACCTCTGTTAGTTGAGTGTTACCTGTTATAAATAACAAATCCAAGTCAAAATTATTTGGTCTTGGAGGTTCTATTTCTACTTTTCTTGTTTTAACTTTATCCTCTGTTTCAAACAATGACACTTGTCTAGTTATTGCTGGTGACACCTGAAACTCGGATTCATCGATAAGTAGTCCCTTCATAATAAAAGTGTAACTTGATATATAGTACTTTCTTTTTCCAATTTCTTTTGCGGATTCATCAGCAACACCGTCCATCGTAATTGGTATGTAATGACCTTTTATTTGGGTATATGCTTGTTTCGACGTAAATGTTTGCATTATTATTTTGTTGAACTCATTGAGCTCTCTCATTCTATTACAAAACAGTTTTACGTTATATGTGATATCCACAGGTATTGGCTGTGGAATTTTATAAACATCCGCTCCTTTCCTTTGACCATCCCATGTTGGAACAGTATAATAAAAAAATTGTCTTCTGTTTGGAATGTTTGCTGCCCCACCCTGAAAAGTTCCGTATTTAACCTCAGGTGTTCTAACTGTAGCAATAAAAGGTAAAGAAATATTCTTATCTAAGTCTTGAAAGTTCCATGTCTCTGTAAATTGGGACCAGTTCTGATTTGTAATAATTTTATCAACGGTAGGAACTAATTTTTCAGTAACAACAAGTTTTAATTGTTCCTTAACAAAATCTAACATACCCAAATCCAAATCCGCATGTAAAACACCTTTAGGAAGAAAAGTACCGTGGTCTGTAATATCATCCAACATTTGTTGTCTTCTTTCACGACCAACCTTCTCAGGTATTAAAGGTAAATGTTTTTTTATTTTTTTTGGTAATGCCATTTTTATAATCCTCTAAATTCGTTATCTGTAGCAGGTGCAGCGACAATCGAACGATAGAATGGTTTATATCCACCGTAAGTGTGTTTATTATCACTTAATACACGACCATCATCAACCACAGTATAATATCTAACTCTTGTTTCATTTTCGTAATATCCGATGTAGTCGCCATAGTTTATATCAATACCTAAATCCTCAAGTTGTTTTTGGTAAACCCCAACTTTTAGGTTACCTGGTTCTGATTGTGAAAGGCGTGAACCACCATAATCTACGTTAGAAGGGGCCTCAATTTGAACATAACCCTTAAACTCAACAGGTGGTAAAAATTGAATTCCATCTTCTAGTGTTTCACCATATACATCATCACTAATTGTTCTTTGTCTATCAATACGATATAAAACAAGTGTGAAATTCATATCACCACCTAACCATTCATCCCCCATCGAGATATCTAAATTGAAATCTTCCTCTGAAAAAAATTTGTTTAGTCTTGTTATTGGAACTCTGTTGTCTGCCATACCTATAAATACTTTGATTGATTTTTTATAGATGTTTACTATATTTTAATATATTATGGAAGATTTTGTGCCAAAAACACCTGAATCAAA